TGGACGCACTAGCCGAGATCATTGAGAACAATAGCGGTGAGAACATCCTGGTCGCGTACAACTTTAAGCACGACCTAGCCAAGCTGCAGCAACGCTTCCCTAGTGGCGTCGCGTTAGACAAGGACCCCAACACCGTCGTGCGTTGGCAGCAGGGTAAGATCAAGCTAATGTTTGCGCACCCACAGTCTGCCGGGCACGGACTAAACCTACAAGACGGCGGCTGCCTGGCCGTTTGGTTTGGCTTGACGTGGTCACTCGGCCACTACCAGCAGTTCAACGCGCGGCTGCACAGGCAAGGTCAGCAGCGCCCAGTGCGAATTATTCACATCATCGCTAGCGGTACGATAGACGAGCGAGTGGTGTCAGTACTGAGTTTGAAGGGTGCCGTACAAAATAATTTACTAAATGCGTTAAAAGTACGAAAATAAGTGTTGCGTTTCCCTCAACACTCTGTATAATCGTTTTTGTGGTAGGGCAACACAATAAAACTAAACGGAGAATTAAAAATGGCTTATGTATCAAACTTAAAAAAATTAAATATCAGCGCAGCATTAAGACCTATATTTAAAAGCTACGGCGTTAAGGCTACGATCGCTCGCAGTTCTAACAAGTCAACCTTGGTTGTAAACATTTCCGCCGGTGACATCGACTTCGGTGCCGATTACACACAGGTCAATGTTTACCACATAGACAAGAACCATACTGGCAAGGCCAGGTTGTTCTTAAACCACGTGCTAAACGCCATTAAAAATACCGGCGACTGGTACGACAACTCAGACGCAATGACAGACTACTTCAACACCGCGTTTTATATTGACATCAACGTCGGCCGCTGGGACAAGCCGTACAAGAACACCAAGATTAACTTGTTGGATGACGTGCTAGAGTTCAAGGCGTTGCGCGAGCTTGGTAAACTTCAACTAATTCATGTGAGATAAAGGATTGATTATGCTTGACATTAATGAAGAATTAGCGGAAATTATCCGTCAGATACAAGAGGCTCGTAAAGAGTTTGAGGCACTAGAGATGCGTATGGCGCAAAGGGAGATTGAAAATGGTACAGATTGATTACGTTAAACAGATGGAGCACTTAGGTGCTGGCATGACCGAACAAGAAAAACAGGACGCCATAATGAATGGTATACACAACAACATTGCCGCATTGATTGGCATGCTGCAGCACTTAGAGCAACGTGTTGTCACGTTAGAGGAGAAAATAAATGAGCTACCGTGAGCCTTGGGATAAGAGCAACTATCAGTTTAATCGCCATGACGAGTGGGCCGGCGCTACGTTTGCAGAGGAAGATCACTGGGACGCAGATCATGTGCGCCTCTACACTGGCCGCTGGATTATGGTTTGCTTGGTCGCCTTGGGCGCGCTGCTATGGATAATGTAGCTACCTTTATTACTGCTGCAGCCAAAACAGAAGACATCGCTAAGGTGCGTATGAGCCTTTACGAAGAGATATTGATGGCCGACCGTACTGGCAGAAGCTTAATGGCGCAAGGGTTTAGTAGGTCAGACCTTCAGTACAGCATGCAGCTGCTTGTTAAAGAGGGCCTTGTTTTTAAGTACGGAGTAGGTAGGAACACGTACTACTCCGTAACAAAAGACGAGAGCAAAGAACGGTCTAATAAAATAGACCCAATTATTATTCCAGAGCAGTATGTCGGCAACTTAAAGCTTGGCATGCGTATGGGTTACACAAACATTGAACCAAAACCAAGCAGAACAATTAGGAGGCTGTCAAGTGGCAAAGAATCGTAATTCAATAACTGGCGATAAGATTATCACTAAGCATAAGTCAAAATCATTTGACGACAACTTCGACCTTATCTTTAGATCTAAAAAGCCTGTGATTGAGCAAGACGATGACGACTGGATTAACACAGACGAAGATTTAACGGAATGGCTTACTATAAAGGGAATTCAAGAAAATGAAAGTTAAACGGACAATGCCCAAGTGGGTGTGGTGGCGCCAGGGTGAGTGCGTGGTTGAGGTGCTGAAGACTGGCCATTACCCGACAACAATCATTGGTAAACTACCAAACAGTAAAGAGATTGAGATTGACATCGATCAGCTTGAGCTTACAGAGGGTGGGGTGCAAGTATGAGCTGGAATTACAGGGTTGTCAGGTTTGACGGTGCGTTCGACGAGCCCTACTTTGAAATAAAAGAGGTCTACTACAATCGAGACGGCTCGCTTATGGGGTTCTGTGACGCGACCGTAGCGAGTGAAACCTTTGAGGGTATTATCGATGTATTAGACCAAATGAAGGCCGATGCGCACCGCATCATAATAGACGAGGAAGAGTTCTACCGAGAAGATACCAAGGGAGAAGAACAATGAGCGACGGAATGTGCAACATGCGTGAAGATGAAATGCTTGAAGAGATAGCAAGGACTGAGGGTGTACAGCTAACCAACGCACTAAGTAAGCAGGTAGGCGGTAATCATTACGCCGACATGGCCATACAGCCGGTGGAGTTTATTGTGCTTAACGAGATGGGCTTCTTAGAGGGCAACATAATTAAGTATGTATGTCGACACCAGGATAAGAACGGTGCCGAGGATATTAAAAAAGCAATACACTACTGCGAGTTGTTATTAGAAATTAAATACGGAGAATAAAATGAAAAAGATATTAGTAGGTTTAGCATTATTGGTTGTTTCATTAACAGCTTACGCTGCTTGTACTACCCACACGTTTATGTCAGGCGGCAAAATGGTAATGTGTACCACTTGTTGCGACAGCCTTGGCAATTGCAATACTAATTGTTTTTAAAATGATACTCGAATACATCGAATGTTACTGGCAGTCGTTTGGGCTAGGCATGATGTTTATCTTATTGCTGCAACGTATAAAGGTAAAACTATAATGAAAATCACATTAGACTTAACAGACTCAGCGCAGTTAGCCGAGATACTGGACGCCATAGTAGGCGCACACTTGAAGTCAAGTAGGAGACAGATTGTTGACTGGCACTCAACCCACCCCGACGACGTGGAGTACGACACCAAAGTAATAGGGGCATTGGATACAGTAATTGAATACTTTACGGGAGAAGATGATGGCACAACATAAATGGCACAAAGAAATTAAAGCATGGGCTGATGGTGCGGAGATTGAAGCACAAGATAAAAATGGCAGATGGTATGAGGTAAAAGGTACACCATTTTGGGATGGTTTTGCATACCGCATTAAACCACAGCCTAAAGAGCCACAGTATATAAATGTATATGGTTGGCTAGAAAACGGAAACATAACATTTAAACAATATGGGCCATACTTAGGCAAAATTAAATTGGAGGTTGATGATGCCGTGTAGCCAACAGTGCAACCAAGGGCGTGATTGCCAGTGCGATCGTAGTGGAGATAGAGCCGTAGTAATCGTGGCGACCCTACTGACCATTGCAATTCTTGCCATGGGATTTGGAGTTTATAAACTTTTTAATGGAAACAAAGGGCAAGAGTGCGCTGTGACTTTGCAGTTCAATAATAACGTTAAAGCAACGTACATAGGGAAGACAGTATGATCGATTTGTAGCTACATCTACTACGATCGTAGTTATTTTGTATATATATATTACTTTTTTGAGTTTAATTCGGTCTAATCAGGTCTGTATACGGGTTTCAGAGGAAGTGATGCGCATTGTTGGCGGATGTTTTGGCGGATGTATACAGGATTAGTTTAAAGTTGAACCGTTTGTGTACATATAAAACCTGTTACTTATTGGCAACATAACTGACAAAATGTAAACCATGAGTTACATAGTAACAAATTTGTTACTATTTGTTCATAACGTACATTGTAACTTCAAAGCCAAAACGCATTTCGGTAGCTGCTGGTGATGTCCACATGGTAGATATCCTTAAGTCGATTGAGTGTACACATCAAGGTGTACGTGTACACATTCTCAGCTTTTGTATATACATTGTATATACGGATAACCATTATTTTAAATTAGGAACGATATGACTGTACATAATTTATTTGGAGGCATACAGAATTATTTTGAACACATGGTTGGCAAGACCATTCAAGAGGTGGCTATCTTTGATGGTGAGTTAGTAATATTCTTAGACGATCTGTCTGAGGTATGTATATTTGAAAGCACTAATGGCTTAGCCATGCAGATTAATGAACGACCTAAAACAGACGACTAGGAGAACGGTATGAAGATAGCATTACTTGGTGAGTTGATTGAGCAAGAGGATGGCAGCGCAATCGCTGAGCTGGACGTAGATAACGAGGGCAAGCTGTACCTTATGCAGTTGGGTTTTGAGGTATTGATCAAGCGAGGCATAGAGACAATGAAGGCGAAGCGTGATGATAGATGATAATTTAGCCCAGTTTGCCACCGACCGACAGTGGCAGTACTACACCAAGGCGTGTGAACTAGGGTCTCAGCGCCAAGCTGCCAAGTTCTTTAATGTTACAGCGACTGTGGTCGATGTTGCTGTCAGAAGTTTAAAAAATAAGGCAGCGATGGCTGGTTACTCTCCAAACCATGATATGACCAGGGTGGCCCCAGAGCCGTTTGTAGTTAGAGGCGTGTCCACCTACTATAATGCCGAGGGTAAGGCGTCGGGCCAGTGGGTTAAAACACGCCTTAGTGATGACAAAATGCAGGCCATCATGCGTGAGGCGGTCGAGGCGATGAAGGAAGAGATTCCACGCGTTTCAATGACAGAGCCGCCACCGTTAGGTAACGACAACCTACTTAACTGCTACGTGATCACCGACTACCACATGGGTATGTTAGCCTGGCACGAGGAGTGTGGAGAGGACTGGGATCTCAAACTGGCCGAAGAGTTGGTTGTAAAGTGGTTTGCGCAGGCAATTCATTTATCACCTAACGCTGACACGGGCGTCTTTGCGCAGTTGTCAGACTTCCTACACTTTGACGGTATGGACGCGGTGACACCAGCCAGTAAGCACCTGTTGGATGTAGACACGCGGTTTGCTAAGTTAGTTCGATCATCTATACGCATACTTCGTACAATAATTGACATGCTACTCGCTAAGCACCAAAAACTGCATGTTATAATGGCCGACGCGAATCATGACCCAGTCAGTCAGATATGGCTACGTGAGTGGTTTGGCGCAATGTATGAGAACGAACCAAGGGTGACAGTAGACAAGTCACCAAGCCCGTACAACGTGTACGAGTTTGGTAAGGTGGTGTTGTTCTTCCATCACGGCCACAAGCGTAAGGTTGCTAACGTATCAGAAGTATTCGCCGGTAAGTTTAGGGAAATTTTTGGTCGCACAAAACATGCGTACGCTCACATGGGTCATCTACATCACATCGATGTAAAAGAGAATAACCTAATGATAGTGGAGCAGCACAGAACACTTTCTCCGTCGGACGCTTACGCGGCCAGGGGCGGTTGGTTAACAGGCAGGGATGCCAAGGTCATATCGTACGACAAGCGGTACGGTGAAGTTTCAAGATTAACAATTAACTCGGATATGCTGAAATGACAGACGAACAAATGCAAGAACTAAGAGAATTACTTTTGAAGGCCCAACGTAAACAAGGAGAAACAAAATGAGTGGATACACAACCGCAGCAACATTAATCGCCAACGCCATGCACCAGGCGTACCAAGATGGTACCAACCTAGATGAGATGTTTGCCGTCCTGTCTGTACAGAAAGAGGTCACCTCTGTGCACTTAGCTCAAGCAGCCTTACATCAACAAGCCGTACTAGCTAAGCAAGCGCAAGATCAAGCTGATAAGGTTGCGCTAGAAGAGGACATGAAGGAGATTGAAGATGGCGCCAACTAGAGACGAACTTGTTTTAAGTTTTATGCAAGCGTTAGCAAGTAACCCTGAGCTGCTAACTCAAACTAAAACTAATTACGCCGAGCGCGTTATTGGTTTTGCAAACGCATTAGCGGATGAGTACCTGAAAAGCTTGGGATGATCAACCTGCAACAACTAATTGACGACTGCCGATTTGTTGGGCT